TATAGGGCCAGAGGGTTTAGGGGAAAGATCTGCCCTTGATACGGCTGCTTTAAATCTAGAAAAGATGGCCGCTGATATGGTTGGGAGAGGAACACTAAGCAAACAAAGATTTGAATATCTTAAACAAAGGCTTCCATCCGGATGGAAAACTGACCAACAAAATCTTCAAATACTTGATCAATGGGAAAAGATTTTAGGTGAGTCCGAGATGGGTTCTCAATCTATTGAAAAACTGGGAAAGCAAAAATTCAGTAAAGAACATCCGGAACATAGAAAGAAAGCCGAACAACTTAATGAAAAGTTTAAAGGTGATAGGGCTAAAGTCAGAAAAGAATTAGAGAGGGAGTTCGAGTTCTAATGCCTGAAGATCCCTTATCTTTTCTAGATGTACCATCAGATTCTGGATCTTCGGAAGGCGAATCAGATCCTCTTGATTTCCTTGAACAACGATCTACAAATCCATTAAGAAAGCCCTTGCGTCTCGCAGCTCAATATGCAAAAGGAACGCTTAATCGAAATCCATACATTGCGTCTTATAATTTAGCTACCACATTAGTACCAGCAGGCGCTCATAGATCACGTCAAAGAGTCTCTAGCACAGCTCAAAAAGAACTACAAGCAATGGATGAGAAATTAGCAAGAGGAGAGCAATTAACTCGCAAAGAGCGCATGTTCTATGATCGTACCAAGCAATGGGCTGAGCGTAAAAGCAAAAGAGCGGACTCCCTCGATACAGACACATTAATCAATAAGGCAGTAAAGGCTACGACTGGAATTGATTTAGAGCCAGAAGATCTTGGAGAATCGGTGGTAAATGTCGCCGGAGCTTTCAAAAATCCTAAATTCATTAAAAACATTCCTAAAATGTTTACAAAAGAAGGGAGAGCGGCAATTTCTGCTGAAAAAGCTGCTATCAAGACTAAAGCTGGTTGGGATTCTTTAAATAAAGCAACGAAGGGAAATCCAGAGAAAAGTGGCATTATAAATTGGGCGCAACAAAAAGGACTTACTCCAAGAGAGGCCACACTTCTCTTACAATCCGAAAAAAAAATATCCACAGTTGGTCGAGCTTCTAAAAAAACCAAGCAATTTGAAAGGGATGTTGCTGGTTTGAAACATAAACTTGGAACCTCTTATGATGAACTTAGAGAGATTGGTAGAGCAGGCGGATATGTTGGTTCAAAACAAACATTACCGCTTTTGGATAATTTAGAGAAAATAAGAAGCGAAATAAATCTTACACACGCTCTAGGCCCAGAATCTTCAGCGGCGGAAAAAGTCCTTTCCGAGACGATAAAAGACATTGAGACGAATGGTACAACTATCGAAAGACTTATTGCTACCCGCCAAAATTTGGGGCAGGGAATTAATTGGAAGAAAGTTGGTGTCAAAGAAGGGCTTAAGGCTCGTATGAAAGAGTCAATAGCGAAAACAATTGAAGATGCAAATCCGGCAGTAGGAAAGCAACTTAGAGAAACCGATAAAGCATATAAACAATATAAAAACTTCCAAAAGGTTTTGGATAAAAAACAAGCATTTACAATGGTAAATGGGGTTCCTGTTCCCTCAGGAAATGTTGTTTTCTGGGGTGCTTTAGGCACAAAAATGCTTTTTGGAATGAATCCAGTTACAGCAGCGAAATATTATGCGATCAAAGAATCCATTTCTCGGTTTTCTACTGCAATGTTGACGAATCCAAAATTACAAGGTCTTCATAAACAGTTAATGCAAGCAGTTCTTTCAGGAAATGAAGAAAAGCAAAGAAAGATTATGGTGATTGCTCAAAAAATAATTAAAAAGGAAGATCCAGAGCTTTATGCTGAACTGGGATTAGAAGATTAAGCCCACATATCTCGTTTAAAATAGCAAAACCAAAGTAAGAATGCAAAAAATCCCCAGGACATCTTATTTCTCCTATAACCAATCTCTAAATTCATAGACATCGAATTCATCATGATCGACCATGAAGTCCCGAATGTCTGACTCTGTGAAATCCTGAGCATCGGGAAAGCGTTCTGCGACCCTATTCATGCAATCATTGATGAAATCTTGATAACCTTCTGCCTGAAATTCATTCCTCATGTTATTTGAGACATCATCATAGGACAAAGAGTCTAAGTGATCCTTAAATTCTAATGTGTTCATCTTATTTATCCTCTTTAACAGCAATCAATTCTTTAGGAAAATGTCCTTGCATAAACATGATGGTCTCAATACGAGTAAGTCGTGTGTTGATAGAAACATAGCATCCAATAATTACTGCGCTAAGCGTCAAAACGACTCCCATTGCTGTCCAAAGTAAATGCGAATCCATTGTTTTTGTGTTTGTCATAAAATCTCCTTATTTTCCTGAAATTATAGACAAAAACCCGATATTTTACTAGAGAAAAAGGGGGCTCACCAGTCCTAACTCCAGCTTTCACGCCAGATGGTCTCTGCTCTATTGCCCCCTAAAAGACTAAAGACGCATTCTTTTTTGCAATTCTTTCATTTTAGTGTAAGCATTTTTTTGACCTGAATCACTAAAATCCCCGGTCATAGCATTAGGAGGCGCTCCCACAGAACTTGGCTGGTAGTAAGGACTTCTTTTATTCAAGTCAATTTTTTCCTGTATAGATGACTCCTGCTTTTCAGGCTGATCAATTCTAAGGGCCTTTATGTTCTCGTAAACGAGTTTATTCCTTTCAAAGCCTTCTGGCATCCGTAATATATTTTCAGCTAATCTAGGATGCTTTGCTGCAAATCTCTCTATGGTATCTGGGTTCATTACCTTTTCAAAATCTGAGTTTTCTCTAAGATAAGAGTTCTTTCTCTCTTGTTCTATCATTGCGAAAGCTTTAGCTTCTGCCTTCTGATCTATGGTTTTTTCAATGTTGGCTTGAAACTTGTTAAGTTCTTTAGAAAGCTTTCTACGATCGACGTAAGGTTCATTATCTTCTTCATCGTCATCATCATGGGAATTTCTTCGTTGGGATGTTTCTTGAGCAGCTCGTTCAGCAGCAGCAGCTCTTTCTTCGGCCTGCTGTCTTGCGAGTCTTTCTTGTTCAAGTTGGCGCTCATACATCTTACGCTGTTTTGAAAGATTGCTTTCAATAGTGTCATTCTTGACCTCTGGTTGGGAGACTTGTGATTCTTCTGACATATTCATCCTTTTTGCCTTGACGCCGGCACGCGGTTTGGATATATCTTCATCTATCATAACGATTTATTGAGGGCAAGAGATGAATAAAACAACTTCCTTTAAAAACCCCTTCGATGAAAAAACAGAAACGGAGAGAAGTAAATTTTTCAGGGAAATGACTGATGCTATAAATGAATGGATGTTAGAAAAATATCCTCAATTTGATTCTAGATTAAGCGAAAAGATTTCAATATTAGAGAAAGAAACTAATCTTGTTGTTGGCAGACTCCGATCTTTAGCAAATGAGCATGAGAAAACATTCATAGAAAAAGCTAAGAGAGAAATCAATCAATTTCTGGATGACAAATTTCCTGGAATGGCAAAAAGATTTTCAGAAGCAACGCAAGACGCAGAGCGTTTGGTTAAAAGTTTAAAGCAAAAAGAAGAAAAAACATGCAAAGTTCTATCCAAACTTTCTAAATCTGACGCCCTACATGAAGACGTTTATAGGCTGCGCGATGAGATGAAAGCGATTAATAGATTTCTTGGGGATTTTAAACATAAGATGCAGGTCCTATTTAAATGAAAGTCTCTCGCGGTGACGCCCACGACCGTTTTTCTTTTTACCAAAGACAAGACTTCAATATCGCGGAATGCTGCCAAAGTTTAATCAATCAGCGCCCATTTGGAGATCATTCATTCTATATCTTTGCTCATGCGCGAACATTGGGGTTAGATGAAAAAGTTAAGCTTTATTCTTCTGGTCAATATATCACATTAGCTGATGTTCCAGAGAAAACAATCATATGGCAACCACGATTGACTAAGCCGAAATGTGAGCCAAATTCTATGCTTTTTAAAGCATATCCTGGATCTGATAATATCAAAGTGATTTGGATACTTCCTCCCAAGGAATATTGGGATCAGTTCAAAAAAGGGAACATGACAGAAAACGAAACGATCTTTATAAGTATATATGATTATGAGCATAGCAAAGATCGACTAGAAGCTAAAGAAGAGGATGATCTTCCGGATGAGGCTATAGATAGGATCTATAAGGAAATCTGTGACGCAGCAAGAAAGGAAGGGAATGGAAGAGCCAAAACTGTCTGAAAAAAATCTACTCGTCAGCATTTATAATGGAATCTTTGCTATCGAAGAACGATGCCAACTTATTGAAAACAGGATCGAAGATTTAGAAGAAAAACTCCAAAAAATCTTCTGGTTCATAGAGTTTCATCTAGGAGAAGTTCCTTTAAAACATCGAAAGCTTTTTCCTGAGAAGGGTGAATATCCTTATTGAGGCTTGGCAAGAGCCTAAGCAAGCGTCTTCGGAGGCTTTTTTAGCGCCTTCGGTTTCACAGGATTCTCTCCAGGAGAATAAACCGATCGAATCTTCCCCATCTTCGCAGGAATCGCCCGACCATAAAAATCCCCCATCCCAAACTTAGCATTGGCAGAATGGGCTTGTTTATATGCGCCCCTAGACTTCTTCATTCTTCAGATTCAAATCTTAAGTTCTTGCGAGGCACTTCATCGACTTCCATTGTCTTAACGCGACCATGAGGAAGAACAGGCGATGTAGTCTTAGGATTACCCTCATGTCCGATTGGCTGTCTATGTCCAATTCCATAATGTGATCCAGCATTGACATAGCAACTTGATCTTTCATCATAAGTAGGGCAAGTAAAATCCCAAGGAGACTTCATTTTCTTCCCTTCTTTAACTGCGATAGGGTCTTTAAATCCTGATCTTTCCATACTTATACCTATTTTAAACGCATTTGGTTAGGCGAACTTATGGATTAATGCGCAATCTCCATTGAGTCGATCGGGGATTATATTTAGCCTTCAACAGATACGTTGATGTTATCTCACTGTGCTATCTTCTAAAAAACCTAATCTCATGCCTTCTCAAATTAATTTCTGTAGCCAGATTTCAGAGGATGGCCTTTCAATTTTGAAGTGCCCATATCTTGCTGCTTTTTGATCATTTCGGTTGTATCTTCGTATTCATTCTCTGCACCGGCTCCTTCAGCCGAAGTGAAAGTCTTGAGAGAGTTTTTTGATTTCATTGCCATCTCAGAGGTATGTGGATAGCCTCCGAAATCATTAATTTTTTGACCGCCTGACATAATTACCTCCTGGTAAATTATTGTTATTTCTTTTGAATAACACCATATTCATATTCATTCAAGAAATTACATGCCCTGAGCTTCTTCTTGACCTTGTCCCTGGTTAGGCAACCCTGCGAGCATCTGTATGACAAAATCATTAGACAAAGATTGCCTTCTGGCGTCTACCTTTGCTGCTTCTTCTTCAGTTTCTTCTTGATTTTCTAGAGATTGCAGATCGTTCATTTTTAAATGAGCTTCTAAATCCCCATAACGATGGGTTACTTCAACAAGTTTTTCTAAAGCATCAGCCCTTGCCTTTGTCGATAGCGAATGATTTTTTGAAATATTGCTTAACCGCTCTTCGAACAGGCCAATATTTGAATCAACTCGGCCTTGTCTCTCTTTTGCACTAGAAATATTAAGAACGGCTTTAGAATAAAGCTCTTTCAGTTTTCCTTCTTCAACGGCGTGCTGTAAATTCTGACTATGTTCAGCAGCGACTTGAGCTTGTTGTTCTTGGGCTTGTAATATTTTTATGACCTCTGCTTTGCCAGTGATATTCAGCTTAGGAATGATCATACTTGGTGTGAATATCTCTCTCTGGAACCTCTCGTTTATGTCTAACATCTGCTGCGCCTGAAGATTGGTTTGAGTCGGCGTCAAATCACTCTCTTCTACTAGTACATTATACTTGGCGAAAACTTTCGAATAGAAATAAGGGCTTGGCTCTTCACCAATTATCATACCCACCTTTTCTGCACTCCAGTTATTGAGTACAATCTGTAAAAGTCTATCTCCTAAAGTCTTAAGTGATAGATCCCACTGATCGAAATACTTCTGGAATACCATTAAGTTTGCAGCTTGCTTGAGTAATACAGTAAGACTTGAAGTTTGCTTGTCTTGCTGACCTGACCAGTTTTCAAGATTGATACCCGATGTCTTGTACATCAAGTCTTCCATCTGTTGTGCAAGTGCTAGATCTGATTCAGGAACAGCCGATGGTATTATCTTTTCACAGTCGGTCATTTCATAACCATCATTGATAATAACATCCCATCCCTGGCCAGATTTCTTGAGATTGTCTTCGTTGGCTACTGCGCCGACTTTGCGTTTCCAGCCCGCATTAATTGTAGCTGCTGCGATATCATTATTTTGTATGACCTTATGGTTGAAGAGGAATTGCGGCGATCGCATCGTCCGTATAAGGCCGCGCACTCGTAAGTCATAATAATTGATGTGAGGTTCATAGTTCCATAGGACAGGAATGAAAGGGCATCCATCAAAACCTAACGGATTTTCGCCTTCGTACATTAATTGGTCGTTTAATACTACAGCGAGTTTCCATGTAGGTACTTCTACGGTGACTTCTTCTAAATCTGGTATTGCTTGGACAAGTGCATCAATATTTCCATCACCTCCTGCTACATCGAAAAACTGATTCCGTCTCTGAGAATAGAGCCTTTTCTTTTTTCTCTTATGTTTATACCAGACATATGACAAGACCATAAGACTATTACGAGCCATGTTGTAGTTTTCAGGAAGGAAGTAAAATTCTCCGAATTGCTGTGGATTGCTAGCGCTAGGTCGTATGTCTTTTACCTTACCAGGGAAACGAGATTCTGCTTCTTCCTTTGAGATATATTCTTGACACCAAACAAACTGACTATCTTCGAATGTCAATGATCTTGCATAGGGATCACACAAAAAGCTATTATATTCCCACAATTTAACCTTAAGCTCTCCCTGTGCTTGGTCATCTCCTGTGTAGTCAAGATAAGGTTGTAGTAATACCATTCCAGTAACTGCCGCTTGCTCGCATGAACGAGAGAATTGCTCATGTATTCCTTGTTTATTGGCCTCTGTAGTAATAATCTTAGTATATTGATCGGTAGTTAGTGGATCAGATCCTTCAGTTGCGGTATATGCAAAGTTCTTACGGTGCTGGCGTTGATAACCAGTGACCATGTTTACAGGCTGTTGGCAGATGTTAAAATAGTATTGGCTGCTATTAGAATTGGTTGGCCCTATGCCGAAATAACGATTTACAAAAGATTGTTCGCCGGCATAAAAAAGAGAATCTATATTCCCCTGATTCCACCTCGATTGTTCGAGGGGCATTACCTTGCTTTTAAGATTATTGAGCCAAGTGCGTATATTGCCTTGATTAGGCTCTAGACCATTCTGCCAGGGTGGATAATAAAACGACACGCAGCCCCCTTTAATTAGGTGAAGGTTTAAAATTTCACCTTACATTAAGGGCGCTAAAGGGTCAAGAAGGTGTGTATGTCATCCAATATCATTTAAATTTGTCCAATAATTTTTTTCTTAATTTATCATTCCTCTTTTTGAGGAATGAGTTTCTAAATTTTATGATTCCAATCTGGGATTTAATAAAAAGGAGATGTAAAACATCAGAAATCCATCTCATATCGCCAACAATAATTGATTCGGATCATGCTTTCTCATTCGCCAGTGAAACTTTAAATGTTGCGAGGGTGTAAGCATTAAAAGATTAGAAATGTCGTTATTAGAAGGATCATCGTCTCTGTGATGAATATCCATTCCTGGTGCAACCTCGCCAAAGTGGATCATCCATATCCATCGATGAGCATATAAACTTGCATCAGTGGTACAAACCCAATATCCGTCTTTCCTTTCGAAGAACTTCTTTCCAAAATAGATTTTATGTTGTTTCATATTTAGGAAATAATGCTTAAAATCTACTTTTAAGTAAAGCGTGTTTAATCTATAATATGACAGAAAAAGGAGAATTTATGGCTGCTTCACAATTTTGGGCATTACTTTTAATTTTGGTTGGTGGTCTGGCGTGGGTCATAGCTCGACAAGAAAAGCTTTTTGATAAAATTGAAGCCATCGGAAATCGGATGAATAGATTAGAAGAAAAGGCTTCAGGACTAGAAACCAGAATGTCGCATCTAGAGGGAATGCTTCAAACGATTGTTGGTTTTCTCCTCGGGAATAAAACTGGAACCTAGAAACTGCTTCTAAATCTATCGTTCATATATTTATTAGGATTGTGTGTGTAAGGGTTGTATCTTGATACTTTATGGGTATAGGTAGCGTACCTAATGGCGTCAAGACAATGGTCGTCCTTCTTTATAGGGGCGTCTTCCCCTTTTTCGGATTTCTTTTTGTCCCAGACATATTTTTGTATTTCATCAATTGTTACATGACATTCTTGACATACATAGAGATTCCCTTGAGCCATTTCAGAAGTCATAAAACTAATTCCATTCTCTACATCGTTATCTGCATCTATTACCGTCATGCCCTTTTTTCTCAGTTCAGATTTAAATGAAGCGGCACTTGGATCTATATAAATTCCCCTTATTGCATAAGGCTCTAGGAATTCACTTACACAATTTGCTAGCTCGAAGTTTGTGGCAGTCCTCCCCTTTTTATCTTCATCCCACACAAATTCTTTTTCTATCCATCTGCAAACATCTGGCTCTTGTGCTGCATGCCCAGTATTGATTCCTATTAGTACACATGCAAAGTTGTTACTAATTCCATAGTCAATGCCGGCAATCCAATACTCCGCAGCTCTGGGAGGTCGTTTTACGACATGTAGTTTTCTATCAAAGAAGTCGAATATTGCCCCTTCTGCAAGACACCACATCCCAAGATAGTTTCTCTTATAGAAAAGACCAGATAAACTTTCGCGCACCATCCTTTTGTACTCTTCATCCACGTATGGATTGTCATCTAATACAAACTTAAGCTCATAATATAAGGGGTCTCCGGCAATTGCCTTATCGATCCATTGCTTGATTTTATGAGTAGGATGTGAGGGGTTGCACGAGCAGAAAAGTCTTGAGTGAGGATTAGAAAGGCGTGTATGGATCATGTCTATGATAGATTCAGGATATAATGTAATCTCATCGCAATATGCCAAAGAAAATGTCTTACCTTGAATGGCCCCTATGGCCCCTTCATCTTTTGCTCCTACGGTGGATATTGTCTTGTTTCGGAATTTAAGTTCAGCTTTACCTGGATGCCAAGTGAGAAATGGCTGGAAGATGCTTAAAGGGTTATTAGGTGTATTAGCCTCCCTTAATAAGCGTACTGCGTTATGGTAGATCGTACTAGATGAATGACCGATCATCCATATCTGGCTATCAGGACAGTTTTCTACAGCTTGCATAAATCTAAAGAGAGTTGCTACTGTCTTACCAGATCGTACAGAACCGTGAGCAATATTGATCTTTTTTGTCGAATCAAGGATAAAGTCCATTTGACGCGGAGCAAGTAGTTTTGCCATAACCTAGGACATATATGAAAAATCGCGCTAAATGTAAACTTTGTTTTCAAATTCTTGAGAGCTTCCATACATATGATTATGTCACATGCAATTGTGGAGAGATCAGTATTTCAGGTGGAAATGATCGTCTAGAATGTTCTGCTAAGAATTGGGAAAACTTCCTAAGAGTCGATGAAAATGGAAATGAGATTGTCGTAAAAGTGAAAGATAGTGTAGAAACGACCGAATCGAATAATGAGGAATTCCCAATTATGACACGAGCCGACAAAATCGACATGTTAGAAGCGATGGTCAAAAATATAGAAAATCTTCCTAAAGCTGCAATGGCTCAACCCATAAACAACTTTGATATGTATTCGTATCTTGTTGTGATTCTGTCAATTTTGAAAGATGAAAAAAGTCCAAAATAATTATCTTTAAAAAAATCTCCATAAGTCTTAGATAGGACTTATATAGGAGATTTTTTATGTCAACACCATCCTCAGCAGAAGTCTACACACAAGGTTTCGGATCTAAGCCAACAATCGGCCCAATTAATTCACTCGTCAATCCCGGAACTACCTTTAATCCACTTTGGAAAGTGGGTCAGATTTGGGTAAATACAGCAAGCAATACATCTTACATTCTCACTAGCATTGCAACATCAAATGGCCTTACTACACCGACTTGGACTCTCTTAGAAAGCGCTAGTGGCGCTCTAAATACACTTACTGGCGATACTGGTACTGCTACACCATCTGCAAATAACATCAAAATTTCAGGTACAGCATCCGAAATTACGACAGCAGCATCAGGGTCTACAGTAACGTTGAGTATACCTTCTGCGTTCGTTGCTCCAGGATCAGTAACGGCTACTACTACACTTACTGCAACTTCGGGGAATATAACAGCAACAGCAGGAAACTTTGTATCATCTGCGGCTGGCAATGGTATCGTTCTAAACTCCGGAACGGCTTCCGGAACAACAACCGCTACATTGAATGGAAGATCTGGACAAGTGACCATTACTACTCCATCAATTGCAGCTGGAGCGACCTTTTCGTTCGCATTAACGAATAGCTCTGTGACAGCGTCTACTACCCAAGTACTTTATGGACTCACCGGAGGTACAACTGGCGCCGCAGTAACAATACAAAGCGTTACTAATAGCGCATCAACATCGACCATTGTTTTGCAGAATGCCTCAGCAGTAACCAATAACACAGGTTCTCTTGTTCTTACATTTTTAGTTCTTAACTAAAGGATAGATCGTGGCTAACGTTCAATCGGTCTCGATAGATACTATTAGATCATTAGCTTCAGCGAGCATCGGAGCAACTTATTCTCCAATTGGCGGCCCATTTTTAAATCCTGTAAGGTTGTTCATCATTGTAAACAATACCGACGGCGATATGTTTGCTTCGGATGACGGAGTAAATAACAAGATGTTCATTGCTGCTGGTACAACTAGAGTTCTTGATTTAAATACTAATAGAGTGAATCAGCAACAATACTGGGTTTTTCCTGCGAATACTCAAATTTACATTAAATATAGCACGATGCCAACAAAAGAAGCCGTCTACCTTGAAGCTTATTGGGGGCAATAATGCAAGACGTACAAGTAACATCCAGTATTCATAGCATAGAGTCGAGAATTGATCTTGTAAAACGTGAGATGGAATCTATCAATGCCCATATCAATCTATTTAAGCGACATTTTGAAGAGTTATTCAAAAAACCTGATGTACCAGGAGAATTTCTAGCATTTAAATTGATGGTAGATGCGTTCATAAAATGTACGCAGGATAACCATATTTCCACAATAAGCACGATTTCTGAAATAAAATCTACATTACAAACCAACAAGATAACAATTTTAAATCAAGAAAATGAAATAAGAATGCTTCGTCAATCTTTTCCAATGCTCGATCAAAAGATTGATGATACAAAATCCGATCTATCAACGAAGATCGTTTCTATTTCTACAGCCTTCTCTAATAAATTCGAGGCTCATGCCGATAAGCAAAAGAAGCAATTGGAAGAATTTAGCAGTTTTGCTCTTTCAGCGCCAAAATCTGTCATGGAAACCAATAAATCTATCTCTGACAAGATCGACATAGCTCTGCTTGAATCATCCAATGCCATAGCGAAAATGTGCAATATTGAACAGACATTGAAGATGTTGGATAGAAAATTAGAAGGATTAGCGATTCAGGTTAAAAAAGTAGAATTAGCGCAACAAGTATAGGTACTTTATTTCTCATCTTGAAGTAACGAATATAGTAAACAATACACCTTCAATACCAACTGAGTTCGTTACTAATAGCGGTACTGCTGTTCCTGTTGCAAACATATTAGACATACTCGGCACTGGAGGTATTACTACTTCTGGATCTGGCAATACGGTCACAATTTCTGGAGCCGCTTTTTCTGAGACTTTGACAGGTAACAGCGGAGGTGCAGTCGCTCCGACAGCTGGCAATATTAATACAGTCGGTACAGGATCTATTACAGTCGTCGGCAATCCTGGTACTAGCACACTTACTACACAGCTTACAGGATTAACAAACCATGATGTATTGGTTGGGGCAGGGACAGCAACCATAACGAGCGTTAGCCCATCAACCGCAGGGTTTGTATTAACATCAAATGGTGTTTCTGCT